GAACACCGTAGGTGATGTTTTTGGTGAGGACGCTTGGCAGTTCGTTGCTGAGAAGATGGACTTCGATCAAGCTGCAGCAGACTTACTTGCAGGTGAAGATCCAATGCGTATGTTAACCAATCAGTTTGGTGACGAAGCAGTTGGTTATCTGTCTTCAAGTGATCCTAATCTACAAGCATTAGGCTTCTCTGGTATTGAAACACTTAACGCATTAAATGAAGGCGTAGATCCTGCCAAAGCACTCCTAAGAGGTGCTCAGGACTACTATCGTCGTGGTGGTGAATTACCAGACTTAGGTGAACTAGGTTCAATGACTGGTATTGAAATTCCAGACTTAGGCTTAGGTGATTTCCTGAGTGAGGTTGGACAAGATATTAAAGACTTTCTGCCAGAGATGAGCTTTGAGGGTCTTAAGAACCTTAAGGACTTAGGTTGGGATCTTAAAGGCGTAGACTTTGAAGGTTTTGACTTTGGTAATATTGAAGGCATCGACTTACCAAAACTAGGTGAGTTAGGTCTTGACATTGGTGACCTTGACATTAACGTTCCACAACTAAAAGAAGCTTTGGCATTCCAAGGTATCTTAGGTGGTCAAGGTGGAACTACAGCTTCACCAGTACAATTTGAAGATGTCAGTGCTGCGTTTAAGAAAACTGGTTTAGAAAATGATTTGCTTGACAATACTCCATCAAGAGCACGTCAGCTATTAGCAGAGGTTTAATGTGACTTATTTAGAACTTGTAAATGCAGTAATGCGTCGTCTACGTGAAGATGAAGTCACTACTGTTGATGAATCTGACTACTCAAAACTTATTGGTGATTTTGTCAATGATGCTAAACGACTAGCAGAGGACGCTTGGAACTGGACTGCCCTACGTGCTACCCATACCATCACGACAGTTTCTGGCGTCCCTACCTATTCCCTAACTGACTTTGGCACTCGTGGTAAAGTTAATGATGTTCACAACGAAACTGATAACTTGGTTGTTCGTTATGAGTCACTACCACGTATCCGTGAGTTAAACCTAGGTACTAACAATGCTAGTGGCACTATTGTCTACTATACGATTGATGGTGTAGATGCTAACGGTGACATTAAAGTACGTTTCTATCAAACTCCTAACTCAGTCAAGACAATCACTGTATATGGCACTAAGCGTCCTTCAAACCTCTCAAGCGACTCTGATGAACTCCTAATTCCATCATCTCCAGTAGTCAACTGGGCATATGCTTATGCACTACGTGAGCGTGGTGAAACTGGTGGTGAGTCAGGTTCAGAGCAAGCAATCTTTGCACAGAATGACTTAGCAACTGCAATCGCACTGGACTCACAATATCATCCTGAAGAGTTACTCTGGGAAACCGTATAATGGCTAAAACGTTACAGAGCATTGCCATTCAAGCTCCGGGTTTCTACGGTCTAAACACCGAGGATAGCCCTACAGCTCTGTCTGAGCAGTTTGCACTGGATGCTACTAACTGTGTTATTGACCAGTATGGTCGTATCGGTGCTCGTAAGGGTTGGGAGTATTATACCACTACCAATCCAGATAGTCTTGTGTCTATCAGTCAGTTTATTCAGGAAGATGGTACTTATGATATTGTCAGCGCATCAGCTACTGCAATTTATGTAGGTGAAGAAACACTGACTGACATTACACCTTCAGGCTACACTGTGGGTGATGGTCGTTATCAGTATGCAACACTAAATAACAAACATTATATGTTCCGTAAGGACTCTAAGCCTGTCGTGTACGATGGCACTACTGCAGTTGCTATTGAAGATCATGCAGACTACTCAGGTACTGTTCCTCAGGCTAATGTTTGTATCTCTTCCTTTGGACGCCTTTGGGCTGCTAATACAACTGCAGATACTACAACCATCTACTGGTCAGACCTACTGACTGGTATGAAGTGGGATACAGGTTCTTCAGGTTCCATTGATGTCTCTAAAGTGTGGGCAGATGGTTCTGATAGTATTACTGCACTAGCAGCACATAACAACTTCCTAATCATCTTTGGTAAACGTCAGATCTTAGTATATCAAGGTGCTTCAGATCCTGCCACGATGTCTCTAGCAGATACCGTTGTTGGTATTGGTTGTGTTGCTCGTGACTCAGTACAAAGCACTGGTTCAGATCTATTATTCTTATCTGATTCAGGTGTACGTAGTTTTAGACGTACCATTCAAGAGAAGTCAATTCCAATCACTGACATCTCTAAGAACATCCGTTCTCAGTTAGACACCTATGTGTTGTCAGAGACAGGACATATTACTTCTGTCTACTCACCTGAAGATGCTTTCTACTTACTTCAGTTACCTACGTCACAACAGACATATTGTTTTGATACTCGTACTCCACTACAAGATGGTTCCTATCGTGCAACCATTTGGAATGCAATCAATCCTCAGTGTATGATGCGTAGTATTGACGGTGACTTACACTTCGGTAAGGAACTTGGTGTAGCACGTTACATAGGTTATGACGATAATGGTTCTCCATATCAGATGTCATACTTTACTAACTACTTAGACTTTGGTGCTCCAAGTAACCTTAAGCTACTTAAGAACCTTAAGATCACCGTAATCGGTGGTAGTGCGACTGACGTAACACTCAACTGGGGTTATGACTACAGCTACGCATACAAGAAGAAACGTTTCACTCTGACAACTCAGGTCATTGCTGAGTATAACATTGCAGAGTATAACGAAGGTGAGTTCAACGCAGGTGTTCTAGTAAACCGTCCTAACGTAAACGCTAGTGGTGGTGGAGCAGTAGTACAACTGGGTGTGGAAGCAGAAATCAATGGTGCGCCAGTTTCAATTCAGCGCATGACAGCACAAGCAATCGTAGGAAGGACTATCTAATGTCGAACTATACTAAAACTACTAACTTTGCAGTTAAGGATACACTGGCATCAGGTAACCCTGCGAAGATCATTAAAGGCTCAGAGATTAATACTGAGTTCGATAACGTTGCAACTGCAGTGGCAACTAAGGCAAACACAGCATCACCTACCTTCACTGGTACTGTGACTGTTCCAACCTTGACCGTCACAGGTACTGCAACTGTGGGTACTGTTGATGGAGGCACGTTCTAATGGCAACAGCAGATGTAATCAGTGGGTTACTGAGCGGAGGTAGTCAGTTAGCTGCTGCTTATCTCCCATATCAGGCTGCAGGAGAGTCATCTCAGGCACTTCAACAGATGGCTAATCGTTTCATCTCTGAGTCTGGCAAATTAGGCACTCAAGCAGCAGAAGCAGCAGCCTTTAAACCTTTCTCAATCACTACAGGCACTGGCACTACTAATGTAGGCGCAGGTGGTTCGATTAACCAACAGTTAGCTCAACAACCTTCTGCAATCCAACAGGCAATGTTGAGTCAAGCTTCGGGTCTTGCAGGAACACCTACAGCGTCTGCTCAGGACATCTACAGCCAACTTCAGGCATCTCAAGCAGGTGAGGCTGAAAGAGCACGTCTTGCCCTTGAGAATCGATTACAGGCTCAAGGTCGTGGTGATGTACGTACTGCAGCTTATGGTGGTACTCCAGAGCAATTAGCAATGGAGAAAGCATTACAAGAACAATCATCTAAGAACTGGTTGGCTGCTCAAACATTAGCTCCACAGCTTGCAGGTCAAAACATTCAGAATGTCGCAGGTGCCTTAGGTGCTTCCTATACACCTCAGACACAAGAGTTCAATGCACTTCAGCAAGCTATCGCAACCTCTAAACTTGCACAATCAGGTGCCTTAGGTGAATCTGAGGCTCTCTATAAGTCAGGTATTGCAGGATTAAGTGCTGAAGCAGATCTTGTAGCAGCTCAAGCAGCTTATGAAGCACAACGTAACCGTGACTTAGCTTCAGCATTAACTGGTATGTTTGCTACTTCAGGTACTGGTCAAACTACTCCACTAAATGACTTAATCACTAACTTGCTTGGTGGTAGTCCTTCAGGAAGTACTTCTTCTTCAAGTAGTGGTGGTTTATTTGGGTGGTTAGGCGATGTATTTGGAGGTTCTTCAGACTCAGGTACTACAACTTCTGATTGGGCAGATATTTTAACTAATGAAAATAATAGTGGTTGGTTTGGTGATTACTACGATCCTGCACAAGATTGGTGGGCATAATGGCTAAGAATTTAATTGCAGATTTACTTCAGTCTCCTTCGGCAGCTAAAGCTCAACTAGACGAAGAATTACAACTCAAAGGTGCTTTAGCTGCAAAACCTTTCATTGGTGCAACTAACGCTTACAATCCAATCTCTGGAGCAATGAATCGTTTGACTGCTACAATGCTTCAAGGCTCTCCTCAAGCAGCTTCTCAGATGGTTAGAGGTGTCACTGGTGGCTTAGGTTCTCTAGCTTCTGGTATGGGTGCTACACAAGCTGGTGACGCATTACGTCGCATGGGTTTAAGTCCACAAGAACAACAAGCTGAAGCAATCAATAAAGCTGCTGTTGGTATGGCTCGTACTCCTGAAGGTCTTCGTGAGTTTGCACAGAAGCTCCGTGAGATGGGTCGTGGTGATTTAGCAGAGCGTATTGATGACAAAGCTGACGCCTTGATGCTTAAGACTCGTGAGTTAGACATTAAAGAACGTGAGTTGTTGTCTGGTAAAAATGCAAGTACTGCTGAAAAGACTATTCGTTACTTTGCTGAACAAGTCCTTAAGTGTGACATGAATGACCCTAAGTGTTTGAAGGAAGCTATGCAGATGGCTATCGACTACAAGCGTAGCGATACTGCAGCTAACCAAATGAACGTACATTCATATAAAGCATTGGGTGACAAATATACTAAAGCTGAACAGTCTCGTGTAAACATTCAGACTGCCAATGAAGCCCTTAAGCAACTCGATAGTGGTCGTGTAAATATTGGTGCATTTGGTAATACCCGTCAAGACGCAGAGAAGCTGTATGCTCAAATACTACAATCAATGGGTGTTAACGTAGTCGATGAACAAGACGCTGTTGCACGTACTGCGGAACTTTTGGCTAAGACTAAGAGACTTGGTGGTCAATTACTTGCTTCTGGTATGTTCGGTTCAGGTACTGGTATTTCTGAA